TACCAGACTCCACTTGGGGCAATCCCCGTTCGTAATGGTCACGCTGGACGGAACCAGTGCCCCGATGTTATCCACGCCATTTCCGCCGAAGTGGTAGTTCTTGTTGGTCGAATCGAACACGATGGCGCCACTGGTAGTCGTTGTCGCTCCAGGGGAACTGGGCGCAATGAATTGCGAACTCCCACCGCATCCGCCAAACAAATTCCAGGTCGTCCCATCGAACCAGAAACTGGCGTCCGTGACCGCATTCACTCCCGCCGCCACCGTGCAAGGATTGGCAAAACTTCCCGGCCAAGTCAGCGTCCTCGACCCCACTCCATCCTGGACGATCTTGACCTGGATCACGCGGCCTATCACGGCATTGGCTACGCTGGCTGTGCAGTTTCCGGTCAAGAGCGTGTTGAAGATGGTGGATGCGCCCGTATCCCAAGCGACCGTACTTGAACAGGTTTGCTGCGCTTGAGCGGCCCACACCGGCTGTAGTGGATCGGCCACCGAGACATCGGATATGTCGATCTGGCTGATGAACGAACCCTTTTCTTGAAGATGCACACGGGCCGCCGGGGTATAGAAATCCACATTCCCACGGGCGTCTCCGGTCATGGGATTCGGCAGCGCCTGAGTGCAAGCCCGGTCGCTAAAGAGATTCACCAGCGGCGTACAGGTTAGGCCAGTGGCCGGCTCCGCGCATACCCGAACGATCGGAAACGGAACGGCTTGGCCGCTGCTCGTCTGTACCGGGGTCTTGGGATAGTGAGCGCAAATCTGAGCCCAGCAGTCGAGGGCGCTCAGTAGGACTATCGCCAGAATGTAAATAAGGCGTCTCATGGCTACTGGATGTCCTCAGCAATGAATGTCGATCCCGCCAGGACCGACGATGTTCCACTGGCAGCATTCTCAGCGAATTGAGCCGTAAGTGTTCCACCGGCATTCACTGTGATCGTGCCTTCGATTTTGGTGAAATCGTCGATGGCGCCGGCCTGCCCTGCGCTACCGCCTAAGGCAGTTTGTTTCGAGGAAATAACAATTGCGTTCGCTGCGTTAGAGATAGTGGAAATCTCGTAAATGATATTGGTGGCGGTGGCCGTACCGCCAATCGCATACTTCTGCCCGCCTACCACATCCCCGGTGACGTGGAGAGTCGCCACAAAATGGTAGGTACGCCCCGCCGTAACAGTGATGGATAGCCCAGTGATGTTGGCTAGTGTGGTGTCGGAGGCTTTGTCGAACTGGGTAGATACTCTCTTCTGGCCGGTGGTGTTGATGAAACCATTGACGTCGAGTTTCGTGTTTGGAACTTTAACGCCTACGCCAACGCTTCCGGTGGAAATCGTGGAAGTGGTTCCATCCAAGCCAGTAGCATAGATCAGATTTCCGAGTGTCATCTGATTTGACCCTGTATTCGTTGGGACGTTTACGTTGTAACCTATAGAGATATTCTTGCTGCCTGTAGTTATGTCGGGAAAGCCAGCATTCCCGATTGTTATGTTGTCACTACCAGTCGTAATACTGCCTCCTGAACTGTTTCCGATCATTACATTTTCCGAGCCTGAAGATAACCCGATAGCACTGGGTGAACCAATAGCTACATTGCTGCTACCTGTTACAACAGCATTCTGCATTGCCCCTGAACCGATGGCAACATTATTTGCTCCAGTAGTAGTGGCATTTCCTGCTGCCCAACCAACAGCAGTATTACTAGCGCCATTTCCGGCAGCTCCTACATCTCTAAGGGCTAGATAACCAACAGCCGTGTTACCAGTAGCAGTAATATTGTTTTTTAGAGATTGAGAACCGACAGCAGTATTTTGAGTAGCAGTATTAGTAATAGAAAAAAGAGATTGATATCCAACGGCCGTATCGTTAGAAGCCGTTCCAAGCGCAGTTAAAGCACTTACACCTAAAGCTGTATTTTGTCCAGTACCTGTTGTGGTTAAATTCCCAGTGCTAGAGCCAACGAACGTGTTATTTGTCCCAACGGTGTTGATGAAGTTGCTAGTACCGAATTTAACTTGGTAATTAGTGCCGTCGGAAAAGATTATCAGACCTTTATCTTGCGTCAACTTAACACTGGAAGCGCCATTGATAGTGGACGTGGTCGGCGTGATTGTCACTACGCCCGCGCCCAGACTTTCAACATACAAAAAGAAGCCTGAACCAAATCCGGTCGTAGTAGCTTGCGGCAGCGTTATCGCCTGAGCGGAAGCGTTGTTGAAAGTGACCAGTTTTCCGGAATCGGTAGACAGCACCGTATAAGTCGTCCCGGTCTGCGCGTTGACCGATGTGCTGGCGGCCGCCGTGGACTGAACCGTGGCGTCGGGAAAGGTGATAGAGGGCGCTGCGATGCCAGCCTTTTTTACAGAGAATATTTCCGTTCCGTTATTCTGAACAGACAGCAGCGAAACCGAAGAAGTGATAGTCTTCAGATTGTTAAACAGGAATCCGATTTCCCCGCCAGTGGCGCCGTCGTAGTTGGATGTCGCAGTCATGAGCCATTTGGTTGTGTCTATTCCGGAGAACCCCAGCAGTTGAGAACTCGTACCGCCACGAGTCAAAAGGAATGCTCCCCCTGTCGCATCGATGCGAGCAGTTCCAGTACCTCCAATATCCCCAGGGTACAAACCAAGCTTTACCGCCGCATTAGAATTTTCAGCTTGCAGTAATGGCTGCGTGTCGCTATTTTGAAGCTGCTTTAATCGTACTGGTATAGTAGACGAACCTGCTGCCTTGATTGCGGAAAACAGTGCTCCAGTTCCTGAGTTACTGCTTGTGTCTGTGATTTTGAACAGATCACTTGAACCAGTCGTAGCATTGAAAGTGAACGTGGATGTGTTACTTCCCATCGTCAATCCTAGATTGCCGGTCGGATCGCCCAATCCAGACCATAGGGTTGATGTAGCCGGAACGTCACCAGCAACTAGAAGTCTAAAAGTAGGAGCGGCAGCCCCGCCCGATGTCGGTCCAGCATAGACCTTGTTAGCCGTCTGCGTTACGCTAGTGTCCAGAGCATTGGTGACTTGAGCCGCAGTGTAATCGCCAGTCCCCGCAGCAACGGCGCCAGTTCTGGTAAAGACCGAGGACACGGCCCCACCACCGCTACTGATTACCTGCCAGACGGTGGCGTTGCACGAATAGAGAGTGCCCGTGGTGGTATCAACCGCGAGATCGGTAGCTACGCAGGCCCCACTTGGAACTCCAGCAAATCGTCGGCTGACCCCACCGGCATTTCCCCCGCCCGTTCTGGTTTGCCCCCAGCACAGGCTTGAAACTAACAGCAACAAAATAGCCCAGTTGCGCATTACACCACCCCAATGCTTGGCAAGTACTGATCGCCGATGGTTCCCACTATCCAAAATTGCGCCATGTCTAGGGTGTTGGGACCGGCGCTGCTCGAAAAGTTTTCCACGTAAGTGCCCGGTACGCCCCCCGCAAACACTGCCGGGATCTTGGCGATACACCGGGTTCCGTCGATCTTGGCCGATACATCGTCTCCTATGAACAACGCCTGGGCGTTGCCATCCAAGGCTTGGATAAACAAGTGCGAAGCCATGCGCGAAGGCCGAATCGCCACCCCCGAAGCGTGGGCCTTCTGACAACCGGTCGGCGCCAGTATCCCCCCGGGAATCTGCACCGTGACATGGGTCGAGTCGGGAATCTTCGTGATCATCATCCGCTCTTCGCTGGAACCGGTATCGATGATCAGCCACGTTCCCTGATCGAAGATGGTGCTGTCGGCCACCGCGATGTTCTGCGGCCGATCCGATGTCCCGACCGCCGCCGAGATAGTCGTTCCCACCATGGGCTGAGCCACGTTGGTGGTGGTAATCGAGAAGTATTTATAGGCTCTGGTCGCCATTTATTTGCCTCGTTTTTGATCGTCGGCCCGGCTCATTGGCCAACAGAATGCCGGCCCACCCAGCCACCGCCCCGGTCGCGGGATCATGGGAGCTTCAGTCGTCTCACGGTGATTGGTGATCAGTTTCCCAAACGGCCCAATGGGCTTGTTCTGCAAAGGGATCGCCGTGCTACCCATGCCGTTCAACGATTCACAGGGATAGCGCATCGCTTCCGTCTTGATGTCCTTGCCCGCGGGCTTCCCTTTTTCTCGCTTCGCCATCGCTTACCTCCGATCCTGAAATTGATTGGGCTTACCGCCCGGTAAAGGCTCATCCTGGCGATCGTAGTTGGCCAACACTGAAATCACGCCGTGCTCCCGCTCCAGTTGCCGCAGATGATGCAGAGAGTTGACCTCGACCGGCCCCATGTTGGGGTTATCGGAAATGTGCATCGAGTCAAACCTGAAATTGTTCTTAGCAAAGTTCATAGTCTGCGCCCCTAGCTTCCCGCAGTTGTGATGAACATACCCACGGGTGGTGTAGCGGAACATCCCGCCTGTCTGCCCACACCGGATACACGTTGTTACTTCGCGATTCATTCTTACCATCCGCCTTCGTCGTGATTTTGCGCCCAGCTAGCCCCTGGATTCGCCATGGGGAAATCGTCGTATTGGAGATCTTTAGGATCCATCGCGTCATCGGCATTGGTCATGGTCTCAATGCGCGATCCAAACTCCCGCAGTTTCCCGCTAGCCGTGGTCGGATCGTAGTAGGGATTCAGTTTCGGCCCACGAAAGACCAGAGCATTGGCGATCGGCCTCAACACCAAGAGATCGGACGCGATGAACGCCACCGGGTAGTCTTGATCGCCATTCAGGTCGGGCGGCTGAATGTAGGCCAAGTAGGGGAAGCATTGCTGAAACGTTGGCGCCGGGTAAATCTCGAACAGCGGCGAGCCGTTGAAGCTTAGTTCCTTGGGGCTAATCCCCCAACTCCACCCCGTAGCCGTCCTCCAGGTATCCCGGCGATTCAAGAATTCCTGCGGGATGCCAGTGATCATCCGATACCCCTGACGCTGGTTCACCATGGTGTGTATGACCTTGATATTTGGCCCCAGGTTGACCCAGGTGTAGAAGATGGAGTATCCAGCGGTAACTATGGTCGGATTCCCCCAAGGCATGTCCAGGGTCAATTGTGTGGCGCTCTGGACCGATTGGATATTGAAGAACCCGGTACTGAATCCCGACCGCAACTGCTGGCCCACTAAGTCCTGGGTCCAGGCCGTTCCTGTACCGTTTACCACCGTGTCGCCCTGATTGATTGAGATCGTTCCCGCCGTGGTCAGATTGGGCGTAATCAACTGCCCCCGAACCTTCAACCCCGCCCAGCGTCTCCGGTCAATCACATCCCGATAGGCTTCATTGATCCAACTCTTCACCATGGTGGGCGGAACATCCGGATTCCACTGCATCACCTGCCCAATCATTTTGCCCAAGCCATATTGCGTAGTACTGGCCGCTTGGCTTTGGTTCACCTGATTCGGGATCGACGTCGCAATGGATGGTCCAACTGGCAACTTATCTTCTCCTACCTACACGCCGCGGGCCCTTGGGTCTACGAACATGAACATGCGGCCGTCTCGGCGCCTTGGGCTTTCTTGGACCAAGAGGCCGGCTCCGTCCAAAGGATCCCCTGGACCCAAATCCCCCGCTGCTGACTCGCTCCGCCGGGATAACCTGAGCCCCGCGCTTTACCGAGTAGACGCCCGTCTCTGGAACCTTCCAGGAATTGGACTTCTCCGGTCTCTCGGGCTTCCAGTCTTGCTTACTCACGGCCACCCTTGCGCGCCTTCTTGCTCCGTTTCCCGACTACTACCTCGCCTTTATGTAATCGGGCTTTGCCAGTTTTTCTTACCTTGCCACCCTTGCGGTAAGAATCCATCTGCACCTTGACTGGCCCAGAGCCACTGTCACGCTCCGTCGAAACCCGCTCGGGCGGTGGCTGCGCGGCGGCCGAGTATCCCTTGGCGGCGCCCGTCAGTGCCTTGCTGGTCTTGCTTTTTTCTGGTTTGCTGTCATCGTCATCAGCCATGGCTTACTCCCTCCCGCCCTTGCGGCCACGTTTAGATTTCGTAGGTGGCTCGACTACCTCACCCTTATGCAGACGGGCCTTGCCGCTCTTGCGTACCTTTCCGCCCTTACGATAGGAATCCATCTTTTCCTTCACTGGCCCGGGCCCCTTGTCCTTCTCTGGTGGAACCGCCTCGGGTGTTTTAGCTTTCGACATTTTTGCCTCCTCTAAGAACGAATGGCCGGGCAGTTGATATACCCGGCCATGCCCATTTTTGAAACTGCTTTTCTTGCGTTCGCTTCGGTCAACGCTGAGCAATCACCAACACCGTTAACGCAAAGTTGGCAATCGTTGTAGTATTCGCCAATTCCACCAACGCCGCCGGCGCGCCCGTAGTGCTTTGAAACGCCTGGAGTTTCAGCGTTTGCGTATTCCAGGCCCAGTCCTGGCCACCAGCCGCCGTATTTTGCCCGACGACAATGATTCCAGCAATCGGCCGCGAGAGTCCAAAAAGAGCCGCCGTCAGCGCCAGCCCGCCGGTGAGATACGTGTCCGACGCCCCAAACGTGATGGTGAACATGGCCACCGGAATCGAGCCCAAATAGTCGGTCTTGTTGTCGCCTAGCCCCGCATATACCGCATTGAATCCTGCCATCGAACTTGCTCCTTAGAGAGACTCTGCGTTAACGTAGACGGTCCCAGGCGAGGCCGCGTAGGCATAGGCGCTGGTCTTACCCAACGGTGTGCCACCAGCCGCTACCCTGGCCAATCCGCCCGTGGTGGTCCAATCGACGTTCGCATACAGCATGTCGCCCGCAGTCGTTGCCGCCGACGCCACACCGGTTACAATCCCGCCTACCGCCACCCATACTGCCGCGCCGCTGTTGGCGTTCAACAAAGCCGCCGTCAACCCGCTCAGGTCGCCCGTGTTCGGCATCATGATCCCGGCAAAGAACGACACACCACCAGCCGACTCGCTGAACTTGCCCGTCACAATGGTCATGGTCGCATCCGTGTACCACACCGGCGCCGGGGTCGCGAGCAGCGTTGGATTGGACGTGCTTAGATATTTCAAATACCGGTACTTGGTCGGCTGCCCGTAGGGATTGGCCGTACTGATGGCGTTATCCCAGAAGGTCGATCCCAAGTAGTTGGGGAATACCACACTCGGATATGGCTGCGGCTGCCCCAGGGAAGTATTGGGGTAGTCCACCGTGGTCCGCACGTTGCCGGTCGTAACCTGGATTGTTTGATTGGTCGGATTAAACTGCGCCATCGATTTTCTCCTTAACTTCTACCGCGTGCTTCTCATGGTGGGCGCCCGATTACTCAAACGCCCCCCTCATAAGCCAGGCAACTAGGACGTGATGCTCTTGATCTGCCCCATCAAGCGAGGCGCCACATTCAACAGATTTCCAGCAAACAAGTACTGCCCGGAAACATCGTCGTTCATCTGCGCTTCTTTCCAGCCGGTAAACCCAAACTGGTACTTGGCCAAGGTCGTGATCCAGAACTGGATGTACTTGGTGTTCAGGAACCACATCTTGCCAGCCGGCGCATATTGATCGACAGTAAGCGAGGCGCCATTGAAGCGAATCGCCTGGAACCCGGCCTCAACAATGTCCTTCTCGGCCTCCAAGAAGCGTTGCTGAGGTTGCAGTTTCGACCAGAAAATATCCCAGATAGCCTGGGTCAAGATGATCAGATCGGTGTGCTCATGCCCAAACCAAGTCGCGCCATAGGCGGTCTGCACATCGGCCAAGGCCAACGAACCAGCCATGGTCTTCAAGTAGGCGTTGATCCCCACGTTCGCGCCCGAGGCGATATCCGCACGGGTTATGCCACCGTAAGACGCGAAGTTGGTGCCATCGTCGATTGAGGCTTCAAGCCCGTCCAACTGAATCGCCGAAGAGTCCGTGCCCTGGCCGTCCAGGAAAACGTCAGTCCCTAGCAACTCCGCCATACGACCGCCGGCGTTCGCCATCTTGGTCTCGACCGTCGACATCACGGCTTCCGGACCACGGTTCAATACCGCATCAAGGCCGAACAAAGTGATGTTGACGTAGTAGGCTTTGACCAGAACTTCCAGCGCCGTGTCGGTCTGAACGTAAGAGGTATCAAACGATCCACCACGAGTGAAGGCTCCACCCTTGAGGCGCGCATAGGCTATTGGATGCCGAATGGAAGTGCCGCCCGTGAACTGCTCCATGTGCTTGGTGCGCAGCCGCGTGAACAGTGGAGAGTTCTTATAGATCGAATCGATCATCCTGGGGATGATGAATTTATTGGTCTTCGAAGTTACATCAAGCCATGTAAGCGCCATCGGAAATTCCTTACGCCCTTAGTGGGCAGAGATACAATTTTTCTTGCTCTTGCTTTGATCCGCTCATTCCGGCTTCGCCAAGGTTGGCTTCCGGTTGACGGCTGTATCGCTGCTGTTGGCTTCGGCCTAGCGGCCTTCCGTGGCAGTTACTCTTAGAACAATCCTTCTTTCCGCATCTCATTCGCGGCCATCGAGGCCGCCGTGCGGTCTCCCAACTCGGAGTTATCCGGAAACTTCGGGGCTTCACCGGCAATTCTTAATTGCAGCGGCCCAATATCGCTGGACACGTTCTGCCCCGGCGTTACGCCCGGCAGGTTCCGTTTCCCCAACTCTTCCTGGACCCTCTTCTCTACTTCAGTCTTTACTTCCCGCTCGCGGCGGGAGGTATCCGTGAAGCGATCAAACGCCTCGCGTGGACTGAAAATCCCCTTTTCCTGCATGAACTCTGAAAACTCTTTGCGGGGCAGTTTCTTGCCAAACTCGTCTTTGTAGTCCTGCATGACTTCGAGAAGATCGGCTTGGAAATTGGTGGTGGCCGGGAAGGTGTTTTCGAGAAAGTCTTTACGCGCCGCCTGTACCAGTTCGTTAGTCTTGGCCGCCAGTTTGCTGGCCTCGGCCTGAACCAGTTCCGCCAGTTTGTCGGGACTCACCGTTCGCCCTTCAATCTTCCGCAACACGTTATCCATGAGCTTGTCTTCATCTACATCGATGCCAGTGCTACTCGATGTGCGTGACGATGCCTCTTGTACCTGCCGGGTCAGATCGGCCTTTTCCTGCTCCAGCCGGTCGATATCTTCAATCGCCCGTTTATGGATTGGGACATTCTTATCTGACCAACTCTTCCACTCTGCTGAAAACTTCTCTGCCGCTTTGGCGCGCTCTTCTTTAGCATTCAGTTGCCGGCTGAATTCCGCCTGAGGCACTGTCATACGGTCTACCGTCTCGGCGATCGCTGGGTTTGCGTCCCAAAACTTGCGCTGCGATTCTGCCGCCGTTGGATCCATGTGCTTCAGTAACTCTTCGAGATTCTTTGCTATCGCCATCGCTCTCTTACCTTCCTTCGCCGCGTTTCCTTTTTAGGGTTCACGCTAACGTTTCGGAGTAACTACCCAACAAAATCCTTAGGCGCAGTGTCAGCCGGCGTACCACCCGGTCCCGAGCCTGCCGGTGGTGGACCGCCCGGGCCCCCTGGACCTGGAGGTGGACCCGCTGGCCCAGCTCCGCCACCCTTAATACCGCGGCGCACTGCCTCACTCGACCAACTCATTAACATTTGCTTGATTCGCGCTGCGAACTGAGCGCCTTCCTGATCCATGGTCGCCATGTTGTCGATGACCTTGGTAACCGCTTCGGCGGCCGATTTGAATCCCGCTACCGGATCGGCGCCACCGGCTCCGGGTGGTGGTGGGCCACCCGATGGCTTCTTGGCCATCATCGCGCCTATTCCCCCAAAAGGAGTCTTCTCTGGCGCGGCGCCCATCTGACCTGATACACCCGGTGGAAGGGCCGGCGTTTCATCCATTTGTGCTGATGGCAAAATAGTTCCTTACCACTGATCGCTTTGTTCAGTGCCGCTCTTTTTGTTGACGCTGGTGGCGGTGTTGCTAAGAGATACGGCGGTCCCTATTGCAACGTAGGTTCCCTTGCTTACGCTAGGAACCGGTCCATCTTCACCATGACCCTCTTTGGAGGTTCTGTCGACTTTCGCTGTGGCCTTGGCCATTTTCTTGTCTCCTGGTTCTTTAAGCGCCGGGCTGGTAGATATCGATTCTAGAAATCTCCAGCCCGGTCTCGCTTAATTAAACTACCGTTTGCCGTGACGGCCTTTCTTCCGGCGATTCTTAACTTCAAAGTTAATCATGTCGTGTCTCCTTTCTCCGCCCGAGATATAAAGGCGCGGGTTTTTTTAACCATGGCCTCCACCATGGCCCTACACTTCAAACTCTTTTAAGATCGACCGGTTCTCTTGGCGCTCCGGCCTTTCTTTTTCTTCCCAGTCCTACGCGCATTTTCAAGAGCCATTGCCACAGCCTGTTTCTGTGGCCGCTTCCCTTGGTGGACTTCCCGCGAGATGTTTCGGCTGATTGTCTCTCGCGATGATCCTGGTTCGAGCGGCATTTCTGCTCCCAAAATAAAAAGGGCCTGAAAGGCTTCCACACCCTTCAGGCCATCTTTTTGAGGTTACAGCCGTATGCGAGAACGGCAACCTCTAGATCAGACCAATCAAACCAATATTCACATATAAGACTAAGTGTCAAACTCTGTCAACAGGAAAATATTCATTTCAGTTTCCTAATGCACATTCCAAGACCAGGACGCTATCCAGTCCGCTTGGTTTCCAGGTTGAGCACCCGGCGTTCAAGCACATCTATACGCTGGGAGAGAGTATCTGTAACTTTTATCTTATGCTCGACCTCTTTAAATCTTATCGATACGCCCTCGGCGTAGGAGTGGAAGGCGGTCAAAAGTTTGGTCTCCATATCGTGGATCGACTCGCGTATCTGTTTATTCGACTGGACCATAAATTCCAGCAGGCTCTCGAACTTTTCGTCAACCTTCCGGTCGATCTTGTCGAACTTTTGGTTCAATTGTTCGTCAGTCATGATTGGCTCTCCCTGTCGAACATTATACATCTCTAAGCTTCGCCTTTGCCGTTACGATAGCTTCTCCGATAGCAGCATTCCGCCGCCGAGAAGCCCCCGTCTTTGAAATGTACCTCGACCGAACCAGTATGCTTGTTGTCCACAAACTCCATCAGAGCCTTGAATATGAACTCGGGAATCCGCACCACCCGGCCTTCCGGCGATAGCAGCACATGTTCACGCAGCATCGGGGTGTCTTTAAAAACGGCGCTCATTTGGGTTTGCCCTTCGGCCCTTTCTGCGGCATGGCGGCAATTTTCTGCTCCACCTCCCGCTTCAAGTTGCCCTCTACCTCTTCGACATCCAAGCCTTCCTCGTCGATGATCCTGAACAGGCTGCGCCGATCCAAGTCTCCACCCCGCCGCAGATTCATTGCATCCTGGATCTTCGACCGCTTCTCACTCTGCAACAACGACCCGGGCTTGACGTGATAGTTGAGCGCCCGGATAAATTCCTCGGGCTTTACCCCAGCCGGGATCATAGTGCCGGGATCCCAATCGAAGTCGGCAGAAGTAGTTCCAGCCCTGCCCCATAGCGACATGCGGCGTTTGGAGTTGTAGAACTGGATCATGTTCGACACCATCATGTTCCCGCCATCCTCCATGAAGCCTTCGATGTTTTTGGATTTCAGGCGGATGGGCGTGGTGCGCATCATCTGGATGGCTTCGATACCGTCGGCGCCCGGGATCTGCTTCTTGCCCATCATCTGGTTGGCCGCCGATTTCCCTGACATCTGGTCAAGCGACCGCTCGATCATCTGGTAGGTCTGCATCACGTAGCCTGGCAGCACGGGGGCTGGAGCGAACTTTGGCTCGTGGGTAGCCACAGGACTGTAAGCGGCGCGCTCGCCCGGCTTTGAGAAATCTAACGTGTTCCACACCTGTTCAGTAAACGCATTGCGCGGAGCAAAGAATCCGGGGTTCACGGCCCGCTTGATCATGTCGATGATCCCAGCCAGGATCTGGTTCAGGATGTCCTGCAATGAGATCCAGTTCTTGACCTCGGAGAGTCCGTAGATCGACCAGGGGACTACGTTCAATCTCAGCATGGTGAACGGGTATTTGCCGTGAAAGTAGGGCGATGCCTGATCGTCCATGGTGATATCCCCGGCCCGCACTACCACACGCCCGCGGGGGTAAAGCATTCCACCCGGATTCACCACATACTTCCAGAAGTACTTTCCCATGGTGACCGGGACATTCGCGGTATTGGTTGAATAATCGCGGAACCAGAATTCCTGCTGCATGACGCTAGGGAAGGCACTGCTCTTGACCTGGGGCTGCCCGCCTATGACCCGCTTCATACCATCGTTCATCATGTCCCACAACATGCTAGGCACGCGGGCGGGGGCCTCTACCTGGGCTGAATAGCTTGAATATTTGGCGTCTGGCCGCACTAGGTGGCCCCTGGTGGGATATTTGCGCTTCAGCCAGCCCATATCCACTACCTGCTCGCGAATCACGCACAGCGAGGTTTGTACGGGGTCTTCCACCTGGGGCTTAAGTAGAAGCAGATCGTTTGGTCCCATGGGCAGGGCTTCTAGATCCCCGGCCCCGTGGGCCAGGTCGGGATTGAATTGCCACTTACAAAACGAACTGGTCAGGATTCCATAGGCGACGTTCAACGCCAGCCGCTGATCGTAGCGGGTTTTGTAAGACCACGCTCGTATGCCTTTATTGAGAATCAACGCGGCTTCCTGGTAGCCCTTGTCGGGGTTCTCCGATTTCACCGCCATAATGGGCTTGATGTCGGTCAGCAGGCCAACCATCTCCCAGAAGTTTTCTCCGACCTTGGGATTCACCGGCTTCGACTTGTAGGCGGGGCGCTGGCCTTTCCATTGCCGCCCTTCCACGTAGTCTATGTAACTTCCAATAGCCTTCAGTTCGTCACACGACTTGCGGTCGAGTTCGGCTTCTTCGCGGGCGTTGCCGCAGAATTCCCGGATAGAAGTCTCGTAGCCCGGCGCCCATTCGGGGTCGCCGCCTTTGAGTGCATCCCCAAAGCGCGGGGTAATTTCTGGAAAGCGTAAGTCCATGTCTAAGCCCATCCATTGTCTAGCGCGAGTTTGATGGCGTTCTCAGCCACTTGCTCCACGGTTTCATTGCGAAATTTGGCCAACCCGGCCAGTTTTGATAGATGCGATCCCATGTCGACGGCGATTGACCCTGGCGGGAGCATGGGGGTTTTGGCGGCGCCATTCACAGGAGCGTTGTCCCGCAGTTGCTTGATGGTTTCGTTCTGCTCCCAGAACAGGCCAACCAGTTCCCGGGCGCTGCGCAGTTCCCGGCCAGTCAGTTTGACTACGTTCTCAACATCTTCGTCGTTGATGAGGAAGGCGCGGGGCTGGGAGAGTCCTTGTAGCACGCCGGCCAAGGTGGCCGATAGCCGCTCCGGGGATCCAAACTTCTTGAGCAGTTCGACTTTTAAGTCGGTGGGGATCGACATATCGACTTTCTCGTAGCCTTCTTGCAGGGTATGCCGGATGGGAACCGGGAGTTTGTCCGGGTTCATAGCTTTCAAATCTCCAATGTCGTTGTAGCGATGTCCCGACTGGCAGAAGATACTGGGCGATCCCATCTGCTCTTGATAGAGCATCTGCGTGATACGTGAAGTCTTACATTGAGGGCAGGCCCATCCAGTTGCGATTTGCGCCATTTACTTTCCTTTGGGATCTAAGTCCCTAACTCCGTTTTTGCCAACAGGTGCAAGCCGGAACTCGAATAGCCTATGAGTTTCCAGCCAGCAACCTTGAAACAGTACCCCGGATTGCGTTTGTTTCTGATACCCTCCGGGTTGACATACGTGAAACCGCGATTGCTTCCCCAGTCAGCCACAACCTTGTTCTCGGCCTCCACAATAATCTCGCTAGACAATCTCGACGACTCATTGCGAAAGATGGAACAGTTGTATCCAGCCTGCATGTCGTCGCGCTTCTGTTGCCATAGCCAGCCAAATACAATATCACCCGCCGCAGAGCGCAGAATCATTGTCTTGCCGGGAGGCATGAACTGATTTGTTCCCGGCTTCTGGCGGGAATAGTGCTTATCCGCAAGTAGACAGGCTTCAAGATCGAACTTCCCAACCCTCACCAACTCGCCTGTAAAATCCAAAAGCATTACAGGTTCTTCCAGCTATCGGCCATTTCGGCGTCGGACGGCGGCCCGGCGGCTAATTGCGCGTGCAGAAGCATTTCCCCATGAATCATTTCCGGGGGAACGCCCTGCTCGTAGAGTTTCTGGTGGACTCCACTCTTGTCGTGGATGATCGAATGGTCGGTATTCTGGAAATCGAGGCGGTTGACCGCTTGGCGCATGGAGTACTTGTTGGACATGCACATGGTTCGCGCTAGATCGAAGTCGTCGATCTCATCGATCTTCTTGCCGTTCGCGTCCATGACTACCCAGGAGACCCGGTACTTGTCCATCTTGGGCCGCATGGACCATCCGGCTTTTGAACAGATGAAGGCCATGGCTTGGTCGTAGTCTTGGGTTTCTTTCATCAGACGGCCTTGCGGATCGTAGAGCAGCCACGCTTCTACTTCGGGGCGGCGCTTGGTGTTCTGGGCGGCGGCCTGTTTCCCGTAATCCGATTCGTGGGCGCAGTAACTGCCAATCATGATCCCGAATACCCGGTCGTCGGGGGTTTCCTGGCCTTCGTAGCGGGAGGCCCCCTCTTCTTTGGAGAAATCCATCATCTGATCGAGGAGCCGGAGGCTGCGCAGTACCAGGGTGCGTTCCATGATGGCTTCGCGCATCTTGGTGATGATGATGTCGCGGGTTTTGGAATTGGTCCACCAGCCCATGGCGTCGGTGACAAAGTTTTTCACGCGGTCAATATGCTTCCAGCGGTAGATGTTGTCGTATTCATTGCGGCGCCAGACCTGATTGTTGGTCGAGATTCCGACCCCGTTACACTCGATGGCGATCTGGGCCCCGTTGTACATGTAGCCAAGAGCCGTGCATACGTCTCCGAGCGGGGTGGGGTTCATGTAGCCATGCCATTCCGCCACCTGCTCGTCCGCTTCCTGGCCCGTGCCGATGCGGATGACCTCTATGCAGGAATAATCGCCGCTTCCGGTATCGCCTTCGGAGATATCGGCTGAGACGTAGTAGGAGTAGTCGGCCTCGGGCATAACCCAGATATGCAGCCTGGTTCCCGATCCCTCCTGTTCGGGGACATGGTCGCCATCTTTTACGTCGGTCAGGTGCAGTTTGTACTTCTGGTGGGCCCCCGTGCCTTCGGGGTTGTAGGAAATCTCTCCATACCAGCGGGGCTGGGCACAATCGCGCTGCATGATGGCGTGGAGGAGACGAAGAGGGAAGGCGCACACACCCGTTCCCTGAAAGGCTTCCATGGAGTTCGACGGGTACTCACCGTAAAAATCCCACTCGCTACCGGTGAGCGTAATGAACTCCCGCAGTTTGGCCCGGCGCCAGTTGAGGGTTTCATCGGTGATATAGAAGCCAGTGCGCTTTTCGACCGAGGACCGTAGCCCCTTCTCTTCCGGGGTAGGCTGGAAGATGTGGCCGGCGCTGATGGGGATCGAGTATTTCTTGGCGGTGCGGAAGAACTCGATGAAGGTGGGAACCCAATCCTCGTGCCGGCCCTTTTCCACTTCCTTCCAGAATTTATAGAAAAACCCCTGCCTGCCCAAAGCCGTGGTCTCCATGATGGCCAGTTCATCGCGGGCATTCATGGTCGGGAAGATCGACTTGGCTAGAATGCCACCATCGCCCCAGGATGACAGTTCCGAGAAGTGCGCGGCCCGGATGGTCTTACCGCGGGCCACTGAGGACATCTTGTTGGCGGCCTCTACGATGAACTGAGAGCGCAATCCAGGGTAGAGTTGGCGCTCACTATCGTCCTTCTTGTCGAAGACCATGTAGCGGCCCTTGGAGTCGTA